GACTTCTTTACCTTCAAATGCTTCAGGCGGGTCTTCAACTTCAATCCAACCCTCGGTGCCATCCGTTTCGGGTTTTGGTATTGAGCCGTTTTTGCTATACAGCATATTAGGTCACCACTTCAAAGCTGGCAGTAAAGGTCAGTGCACTTGCCGTGCCTGAGTACGCTGCAACTGATTGGTTCTCCGTGATGTAGTAAGGCGTGGTCTTGTCCACAATAATCAACGTCGCATTTGGCGGAACACTGATCTGATACGCAGGGTAAGTAATAACCGTAGCTGAACCAAACGTCGCGTTGTTGCCAATAGCTATGGTTGCCGTAGCTGCGCTTGATGTAGTGTTAGACGCAATAATTGTATTAATCTTATTAACCGAGTTAGTTGCTGGCTTTAGTCCAGTTAGCGCGGTTGTGCCATCATACGTCCATGAAGTTGTTGCTGTTGCGGCAGAAGAAGGAATCACATAGGCTGTGTTCCCAAAAATGCTGACAGAGTTCTGAATGTTCGGGTTTGCCATGATCGTTCCTTAAATGCCGTAAACCATGTTGTTGATAATAGCTCTACCACGCGGTATAGCCGTAGTTGCTGGGTATGTTATAAATACGTCTTGAGTGCCTGAAGTAAAGTTAACCACAGAGCCTGAGTTACTAGAAGCAAGGATTGTTGTGCGAGTTAGCGTGTTTACACCCGAATAAGTGCCGATACCAACTTCCCAGTTAGACCCTGATTGATCTGCAATAGTGTAGTAGCACACATCGGTAATCGTCATGACGGCGCTAAATCGTTGAAACCCTGTGACAAAACCAAGCAGAGTAACCGGCCCTGTGCTCGGAGCAGCTGCTGTTTCTTTTACTCGGTCTGCTTGAATGAGTGCCATATATCACCTATACCGTATTAATAAGTTCCCACTGACCGTCTTCGGATGTTTCGATCTCCTGCCAGCCTGCGTTATAAAAATCGCCAGCTATACCGCGTGCAACCACACCTGTTAACGCTATAGAATTCGTACTCCTAGTACCTAGTGTCCCAACAGAGCCGGTAGCTACTACACCTGTGAGTGGTGTTGAACCAACATTGCCTACAGAACCTCCGGCGGAAACTCCGGTTATTGATAACGATGTATCTGGCCCCGGCTGCTCAATTACACCGCTGGCTGAAACACCTGTCAATGCAACAAAGTATCCCGGCACTGCCCCAACATTACCAACAAAAGCCGCCGCATACACATTTTCTAGTGTAGTTGAGTTATTGGTAGAAGCAGAGCCTTCAAAGCCTTGAGCAAGTACCCCAGATAATTGAACTTCACCACCAGAATTAGCAAGAACATTTCCAACCGACCCTGAAGCAGACACTCCGGTTAAAGCTACTTGTATTCCTTGTAGTGTTCCAACCGTTCCAACTAACCCAGCAGCGAAATTGCCGTTTACTGTTATTAAATCAGAAGTCGAAACATCCCCAGCAATACCTACTGCAACTACGCCTGTTAATGCGACATTTGATTCTTGCGATGTTACAACGGTACCAACATTACCAGTAGCAGAAACGCCAGAAAGCTCTATAGTTAAACCGGAAGAAGCTTCTACAGTTCCAACAGAACCACTTGCTTCTACACCTGTTAGATCAACAAAAATTCCCCGCACAGCACCAACATTACCAACTGCCCCAGAAGAAACAACTCCTGTTAAAGCCGAAAATTCATCAACTCTTCCAGTAATAGTACCTAGTGTGCCGTTAGCAACAACCCCTGTAGGATTCTGATATTCATCCTCTATTGGCGCAAGAACACCCACCAAACCGGCAGCAGAAACTCCAGTAAGCGCAACCGTGGTATTTGGCGCTGCTACCGTATCTGTGGAGCTATACGGCGCACCTGAGTATGGATAGTTTCCGTACATGGTTTATCCCGGCAGCAAGCTACCGCACCTCCGTTTGAGATTGTTCAAATACTATTAGGTCGTGGCTAAACGCAATAATGCGGTAGTCGTAGTATTTGAAGGCATCGTCAAAGTGAAAGTACCCGAAGTAACGGTCTGTGCGGTAAACGTGTGTACGCTTACTGCTTTATTGCTTTGGCTGCTGTTAAAAACTAGAACGCAATCAAAAGAAGCAAACGTCACAGGGGCGCCAGCCGAACCATAAACAATACTTGCCGAAGGAGTCCAATAACCAACACCAGCAGTTGCTGAAGCATTACTAGATGCCGGAGCATTAGCGTTAGTTATAGCCACACCGCCTCCCGAATAGTTTGAACTGCTAACTTCACCTGTAGAACTATATACCGTAGTAGACGCGTTAATCGTCGCACCAACTGTGTACAAAGCGGCTTTGAAAGTATCAGCACCTGAAGTATTGCGAGTAGGTGCGGTACCAAAATTATGTGTTGCAGTGAACAGTTCGCCCAAGAACGAAGTGCACATGCTTTGAGTATTTGCCATTTAAAACTCCTTAAAATGATGCCGCTACCGGCAGTCCAAAAACATCTATTTTCTTCAATACCATATCAACGGAACGATGTACCAACTCGTCATCTAACCAGTATTCGACCCAGTTAATTGTCTCGTTCTCATTATCAATGGTTCCTGTCTTCTTGTTCAGAAGAGATTCATCCATTTCGCCTTTTGTCGTTTGAACTAACATAACACCTCTTTTAAGGAAAACGAATTAATGCCGTTGTTGCAGTATTGACCGGCATAGCTACCGTATTGTTAATTGAATTAAACGATTTATCTGCACCAAAATCCAATACGGCTACCGACTTATTACTTCTTGTGACGTTGTAGATCAATGCGCCACGCGCAATAAAGCTTGCGCCGGGCCAAGACACGTTATTAAAGTTCACGTACACGACACCCGTATCTACGTCTGTGTTTATCGTAGCGCCTGTTATGGGCCTGCCGCCTGCCGTGTACCCTGTGCCAGTAACTTCATTAGTTGTTGTATACACTGTAGTCAACTGCCCAATATCTGAAAACGCTGTGTATAGCGCCATATATAACGTGTCCGTCAACAAGTTCTGCCCAGACTGCAACATCTCTTGTTTGAAACTGTTTGTTAGTCCTTGTTGGATAGCCATTACTGGGTAACCTTAATTTTTGCCTGCCCATCACGGTACGCATCACCACGCTCAAGACCTGTGCCCAGACGATTAAGCTGACTAAGTGCTTCTTTAAACTTACCTTCGTAATACGCCATCATGTCCTGTTCACCCTTCATGAAGATATACGCTTCAACCAAAGAGCCGTACAACAGTGCGGGCGAATAATTATCACCAAGCCATGATGTGCCTGACGTAGTAATGGACTGCGGGTAATAGTAGTAATGTAGTTCTACGTCGTAACCTACATCGGGTGTAGGAGCCACAATAAAACTTAACTCATTATTAGGAGTCCCGTTAATTACCTCTGGGCCAAAAATAGCGTAGTATTTTGGTGTTCCAGTATCTGCTGGATTTGGGTACGCCGCACGTAAAAAGTTAACGTCTTTGTTTAGCAGGTACTCAAAATTACCATCGCCATCTACTACGGCAAGCGAAAACACCGATAAAAAATCTTGAGGAGCAGTCAAGTATTTATTACCTGTTTGCATTATTCCCGTCACGTTTTTGCGCAGGGGAGGTAGTTGAACGGTATTGTAAATACGCTCTTCTGTTTGCGTAACAAAAACAGGAATATTATCTATGAACGTCTGTTCATAGTTCTGTGTGTAATCCTGTATCGCTGTAGATAACGCTGCGTAGTTCACTGCTTATCCTTTAAGCCATCGGGCCTCGAGCCATCAAACCTTTAGTCGCTGCGCCTGTACCACGAATCTTAATACCGTCAGTTTTAGTCTCTTTGTAGTTACCTTTGCTAATACCACCGACTGAAGGGTTAGACTCGTTAATTACTTTAGCGCCAGCGGTATAAGGTAAATCGCCTTTAACAGCTTTACCCTGCATAGTATGCGGGGCAGCATACACAGCAGCTTGGCCTACTTCTTTGCCGCCTTGCTTTTGAGAAAATTTAGCCATTAGCGACTCCGTTGATTATTAGCACGCGCCATATTACGACCAACTTTTTTCATTTCCATAGAAGTTACGCCACCTTTTTTCAACGCGATCTTAGTTTTCTTACCGCCGTGCTGTTGGGTATCGTGTTGGCCTATGGCTTTTTTAATCATAGCCTTATCTTGCTTCTTATCCATTTTGTCCATGCTCTACTCCTACGAGATTGTCACACTACCTACAACAGTTGGTGACGTTAAATAATTAGGCGTTAGCCCCGCATCGTTTCCACTTGCTCCACCAACAGGTGCCCAACCCCACTGAAATACTCTACTACCACCACTCGGATCGCCATTTGAATCCTCAGACGAACTTGGTATGTTAGTTAGTTGCAACCCACTATAACCGGACTGATAATAACTCTT